TATTTGTAACCCATGTGAATTTTTCAGTCACGATAGTTGCCTCATAGGATTATCACATTGTATTTGATGTTCTTGTGCTTCTTCTTCTGCACCGACATAACCACAACCTAAACACTCATAGATTCTATTTCTACAAATAATATCATCACTCATTCTTCTCCCCATCCTTCCTTATGTTCAATCAATATTTTTCTTGCTGCCATGGATATATTACCCTCAAATGGAATGGCCAACTTTTGGATATATTCAATTTGCTCTCTTTCCAGAGTTAGGGTTATTTGCTCTTTAGTCATCTATCCTCCACAGAGATTAATTCCACCTCATGTTTTAGTATGGTAGTTAAGGATTGTATTATGCCTGCAGTGTCCTCATTACATTGTCCATCCATTTGAAGATTATCTATGAGAGTGTCTAGATTATCTATTTGTGTTAGTATGGAATCCAAGGCCTTTGTAGTCATGTGGGGATGGCTCATTTCTCACTCTCCAACAGTCTAATCAATTCTTTAGAGATTTCGTAATATGCTGCTGACCTTGCTGCTGACTCTGCTGCTGACCTTGCTGCTGACTCTGCTGCTGACTCTGCTGACCATGCTGCTGACTCTGCTGCTGACCATGCTGCTGACTCTGCTGCTGACCATGCTGCTGACTCAATAATTACACCAGCTAATTCACTAGCGTGCAGTTCTATACACTGGTCAATGGCGGCAATAACAACCCCGCGAACCTCACCATCTAAATCTTTCAGGGCGGCGGTTCTTACTTTATTACGGTTCAGGATAAACAGGTTTATATGATTTGAGACTTTAGCTAAGTCAGCTCCGGGCTTAATAGCATTGAGAAACCGCAGAGACAGAGTTGGCCATACCTCAGAGCTAGTGCCTTCGTGCAGGGTATCGAGAAGCCTTGCTATCCCTTCAGGAACGCCAAGCTCACTCTCGAATTGAGTGTGGCTGTAATTGTTTAGAGTGCAGCCAACAGCGCATCCCTTGCCGTTCTCAAAACCAGTGCCGCGTATCAGCTCGTCTGCGTCCATATGAGCCTGCATTCGGTTAACGTAGATATCTTTTACTTCTTGCTTTCCGTGATATGCGATCATTTTCTCTTACTCCTATGGTGTTGTGGACGTTGCTGGCGGGGATCGAACCCGCGTCCTTCATCGGCCTAAACCTGCTGAGATTCACACAGCCGCTCTACCACTGAGCTACAGCAACGATGATTGTTATCTACTCCATTTCATTAAGACTAAACCCACCAGCAGCAACAACAGCGTACCGGGTACAGGTACAGAGCTAGAGTTATCAGTAGGTGGGAAGTACGGCGTTACAGGTATGCAAGGCGACACGACAATACCACCAGTGCAGGGGTTGTAGCCCGACAAGTGATCGAAGTCTGAGACTTTAGGTATGTACACGATTTGGTATGTCATATCAAAAAGGAATATCGGAATTGTCGAAGTCAGGGGCCAGTGCAGCCTTGGCTTGCTCCATACCCTTGTCATAGCCCTGCGCTGTCTGAGCGTCTGATTCACCTTTATAGAACACACGGCAGTTGCCCAGTATCGGAGTCTGCACCTTTTGCTCGCGCTCCTCTTTAGAAACGCTCTGGCTAATAAAGCCGTGGTTCTCGTACTGGTCAACAACATCTGTATCGATGAATGTTGTTAGATCGAGGTACGTGCCTTTCTCGCCTTTGAATAGACGCTCTTTGAGTATCTTTGTAACGTCGATTTTTACTGATATTCCGATTTTCATTATTATTCCTTAGTAGTTGATTTGTATTGCAGGTACTGAGTTTTTCGCTATTGCGCTCACGACGGCCTTTGCCTGGTCTACCGGAAGCCCTGCAAGTTTTACCAGTGCAGCTACAGCGGCGTTATTGATCTTTGCGCGGTGCTTTTTATTGGCTTCTCGTTTTGCGGTAGCGGCTTGCTCTTCTTCTAATTGTTGGGCAGCGGCTGCAATAACGCGCTCCGCCTCGGCTTTTGCCTTCTGCTCTGCCGCGCGTACAGCCTCGCGCTTTGCATCTTCTGCGCGCTGGGCTACATCTAAAGCCTCCTGCTCGGCCCTCTTTTTTGCTTCTATGGCGTTCTGCTCGGCTTGGATAACAGCCTGCTCTGCAATCGCTTTTGCTTGGCGCTCTTTTGCAATCTGAGCGGCGGCTGCATTTTCGGCGCTGGCTTTTGCTTCGGCTGCTATCGTGTCTTCACGATCTTTCTGTTCTCGATTGGCTTTTTCCTGTCTGAGTTTTTCGAGTTCTGCTTGCTCTGATTCCTGAGCCATTACTTGCGCCAAAAATTCGTTTAGAGATTCCAGGCTTTTCACTTTTGCGAAGGTCGCTTCAGCTTCGTAATGCTCAAAGGAATCATCGATGCTTACATTTTCAAGCTGATCTATACGCTCTTTGATGTACGATGAACCAGGGGTGTAATCGACAAACAAAGCCAGTGATTTAATCGCCTCAACTCTGCCCATAAGGTCCTGCTCTTTGGCTTCCAGCATCGCTTCATGTTCAGCTATTTGGCTTTTTATGCTGTCTTGAACCTCAAGAAGCCCGTCTTTAATCCGTTTGCGCTCACCATCTAAAAGGTCCACTTGATCCTTGAGTGGCATCTTTACTGCCTTGTGTACGCTGTCCAGCCTAGATATTGTTTTTCCAATAGAGAGCCTGTCAGATCGCGCCTGCTTGTCCTGGTCGGGGTTTGTTAAATCGTAGACCACGCCCTCATACTTGGCTTTGTACTCTGCCAGATTCGACTCGAATTCATTAAATTCAACGATGTTATTGGATGAGTGTTCTATCTTCTGTGCATCTTGTGCGCTCATTGCATTGCTCCTAGTGTGTTTAGAATTTCTGCTTTCTTGTCGTTTATTTCATTTACCAGAGACTCTAGCGTAGCGATGAATCGAGAATCCCTTTGTACTGTGACTAGCAGCTTTGGCATATCAGGGTGATAGCTTGCAAAGTCCCAAGTCTCCCTTTCGCACAGCCACATGCACCCCTGCACCTGTGGTACGTAGGTGGCAGGAATTACTCCTTTACGTAGGTAGCCAACGTGAGTTTCTGCTTTGGGGCATTTAAACTCGACACCACTGATATCTGTTAGGCCGTCTGGTGAACAGCCAACTTGGCCATCATCGCGTAGAACAAACCCAACTTCTTTTACGTTATGGTCCGTCTGGAATTCGTACCAAGCGCGAGCTTCTGGCTCCAGTTCAGTACCGCGCTGCATATGGTCATTCGTAAAGAAATCAGCAGGCTTTCCCATTAGGGTTTCTGCTACCAAGGTATTTAGAAAACCGTCTATTTGGGTAGATTTCTTACCCGTACTTGTTATAAGTTTTCCGAAGTTTGACGCAGTTGGGATTCCAAGCCTTGCCTGTAGCCACTCGGAAGTACCTTGTTCAAAATCAAGAATTTTCATCGGAACTCTCCAGTACTATTTTCGTTTCTTTTTGGGTTAACATTTTGTCCGCCTTTGCATATTTAATGGCGGGCATAGCGTCAACATTTGGGATTGAAAGCGCGTAGCAAAACTTTTCAACATTGCTGTTTGTAAACTCAAGTCGAGCCTTAATGCCTGCGGCCTGCCCCGTGCTTATGAACTCTGAAGATATGCGAGCATCTATGTCCTCGTCTGCCGTGGTTAACCCTAGAGCGCCTACAAGCGAGTATCGCTGCAAGTAAGACACAGCAGACCCTCGCGCCTGAATTGTGTTTTTACTTCCGGTATCGTCGGGCTGCGCGGTCATTGTGGTTTTCTCTTGATGCCCAGCCCTGTGACTGACTATGCAGGTAACACTTATTAGCTCGCCTGTGTCCTGAATATCAAACCTGTATGAAAGCTGGCACTGCTCAATCACAGGCTTAATATTCTGGGCAATGTCTCCCAAAGTGGCGTACTTGTAATTATGGCCCTCAGTTTTCTTTTTGATGACTGGGACCAAAGCCTGGAATGTAGCAAAGGCGTCGAAGTACTGTTTGCGCGCTTCGGTAGCCTCCCATCGCTCTTGAAGATCCATAAGTTTGGAGAGTTTCTCCACGTCCATATTTTGCTCAACAGCAATCCGTATAAGGTCCGTAGGACCAGTGGTAACAACTGTCTCAGGCTTAACTGTTTCTACTTTCGCAACATCTCGCATTATCGCTCTCCCGGTTCTTCGGTAAGTTTTTCCCATACTTGGGATTCAATTTGTTCAATGTGGCTCGGCGTCATCATGTCGAAAATATCAATCCACCCTAGCCTTACCTCTGTGATTTCCAGCTCAGCATCACACGC